AAATCCTTTATCAACATGTACGATTTTAATATAATTTTCTGCGAAATATATTGGGTCTTCTGCACATTTCATATACTCTTTAATTTGCTCAGGAGTATATTCTATTTGCTCATTGGACCTTTTAAGGTAGGTATTACCTAAGTATCCAACTGGCATTATTCGTTTCCGTCTTTAATCATTTTCAATAAATCTGCAGTTGAGACAATAAGGTTATTATTAGTAACGTTTTGTGTTGTTGTTTGTTCTTCTTTTGCGTATCTTTTCTTTGTTGACATTTCAACATAATCTTTGTTTGCATCTAAGAGTGTTTTCATAAGAGTAGATACAACTTCAAAAGCTCTTGGTGATTCAGATTGTTTTGCAATTTCAACCATTTCTTTTACAGCATCATCACCTAAATTAATTATATTTTCAATATTTGCTTTTGCTAATTCAATATCTTTTAAATTTTCTTCAGCATTTTTATCATCAGATTGTATTGCAGGTAAAGTCTCTTGTCTTATAACTGGTAAGTCAGGTTGTTCTTCTTCAAGAGTTGCTTCAAATTCAGCCCTTAAATCTTCTTTAGCTTCATCAATAGGTCTCATATTAAGAGTCTCTGCAATTTTATTTTCTTTAGCCATTTTTTTCTATTACTCTTTTTCTTAAGCCACTACTACTAAATCTATGATCTCTTTTATTAAAATACAAATCGATATCTCGTTTACGACAAATATCTTTTCCTGTGAAATCTTTATCACGATATTCTTCTCCTAATATACGAACATGAATTGTATATAGTTCTAAAATATCTTCAAGATCTCTTTCAGTAGCATAAGGTATAATTTCATCAACATAACTTACTGCTTTTAATTGCGTATATCTTTCTACAACTGTTTGAATGGGTGAATTTTTTTCTGGCCTATCAACACTTGGATCGATTTGTAATGCGCATATTAAATAATCACATTCTGTTTTAGCATCTCTTAACATCTGTACATGACCTGCGTGTAATAGATCAAATGTACTTGCGGTTAACCCTACTTTCATAATATATCTCCATAATTAAATAACCTAATATTATAACATACTTTTTACAGAATGTCAACTAGAAGGTGCTGTATTTGCGATTTGATCGGCATAATCCCAATCGTCATCAAAATCAATTAAACTAAAATCAACAGATAAATCAGGATCTGTTGTCGGTTCATTATTAGCAGTCATACCTGGCTGCAATGTGTAAAATTCTTCTGGTGTTGTATTTGAAGTAATATCAGTATGATAACGAGTATCGATAAATTTAATAATACCTTTTTCTTTTTCTGGTCCAAAGAACCAGCCTTTCATAGTAAAGGTTAAAGTATATAATATACTACGTCTTTCATCAAAAGAACCTTCGTAGATGTCCTCCATAGATACACCATTTAACACTAATGGAATATCTATAGGATCTAACCCATCAATAATTCTAGCTGTTCTAGTGTAATCTGGATTAAAGAATGGAATAATCTGTTCTAATAATTTAACTGCATCTTCTTGATATTTTGTCATAATATAAAGAGAAAATTCCATGTTGTATGGAACACCTGCATAATGAAATTTACGACCACTTACGTCATTAGATACAGTATTTTTTCTTATTTTTGTAATCGGTGAAATTTTACGGTCAGCATCATAACTCATACTATTCATTTCAAAAGACATGCGAGGTAATTGAATTGCTGCTTTTGCTTTAAAATCTGGATTTTGTTCTAGTCTTGCAAGAATCTTTTGAAATGGTGCATAAGAAATAGGCACAATCATTTCTTGTTGAGTAATGTTACCATTATCAACTCTTAAAACTTTTAACTGATTAAAATATGTACCAAATAATGCTACATATTTTCTTAGTGTTGCGTTATAAAAATAATTTGCAATTGCCATTATGTGTCGCTAATATTAATGTTTTCAGTAAATGGATCACTTTCTGAAAAATCAAGAATATTATCTCCTTCTGTTTCGAATGTATAGTTTCTCGCTAATGCATCACTACCATCAGCTTCTGTATTTGCAAGTGCTTGAAGTGTTGTTGTTTGAGTGGTATCAATTGAATCAAAGTAATTATCAATATTCTCATAGCCGGTAGCAAACCTTTGACCCGTATATTCTATTAATTCACAACGAACATCATATACTTGTAATGCACCACTTTGATAGAATACACTTTCATGTTCTGTAAATTTAATTTCAAACATCTTCTCATTTAATGGGAAGTAAATTAAATCACCTTCACGAGGTCTTATAAGAGTTTCTACTTCACGAGTAACGTAGCGTTCGAATGTTCTGTTTGCTATTGAAAATGTAACTTGGTCTCTGATTTGTAGACCAAATTTAGATAGGAAATCGCCTTCACCTTCAAATCCATCAACGGTTTTAACATAAGCTTCAAATTGAAATACGGTATCGTATAAAGGAAGATCATCTTCATTAAATACTTTATCAATTGCACCATGTGAACGGCTGACGTATATAACGTCAACACCATACATTTTAATGCTTTCAATTACAAGATCATCAATAAGTTGTTGCTCATTGAAGTTATCGTAATTTCTGAAGAATACATTTGTTGCCATTTAAACATTACCCAATAAAGTTATAGGTGAGAGGCTGATAAGCTCGTATCGCTTCTTCTTCCATATTTCTTCTTTCTTCGCGTGCTTCTGATAGAATTTGTTCTCCATTAAATGATACACCGCCAACTAATTGCATGTTGGTAAATTTAGTTAAGTTAAGTCCCCATTGCTCTCTTACTAAAACAGTTGCATAGTTTTGCAACCATCTGTCTCCCCAAACATCTGAGTAAGTAGATGGGTCAATAACATCATATGCTTCAATGATAATATATTCACCAGGAGTTAAAAACTCTTTTTCAACATCTATATAAAGACGATTAACATGTTTATTATATCTTATCATTGGTTTTCCTACAAGAATTTCTTGTAAGAATTGAAGATGGCTCATTGCCATATAATAGTTTTGAACATTATAGCCTGTAATATCTTGAATGTTATTTAATACAAACTGATATTGAACATTAAAAATGCCTGAGCCTGTAGAAAGGTTTGTTGTAAGAGGAAAAATACCAGAAATACCTAACAATCCATCGGGCAAAGAAATGTATCCGTTATTCTTATCGTCTTCAGTAATTTGGTGTTTTAAATAAACGAGTTGACTTCCATTATAATGATAATCTCTCCAAAAAGAAACAGCTTCGTCTATACGATCTTCAACCTGTTCATCTGACACGTTTACTTCAATAACGGGCGCACCGATTTTTCGGAGGATATAATCCTTGAAAAGTTCTCTTGAATTCGGTATTGACATGTTATTCTATTTCCATTAATTTATTAATATTTATTTTAATTATCTGCTTTATGGTGAATCAGCCTCAGAGTCTAAGTCTACTCTAATTTGCCATAATTTTGTATCATCATATCCAGATACACGACCCCAAAATTCAACAACCCATGTAATATTATTTCCAGACATAGCACCGGAACCTGCAGCAGCTTGGTTTGCAAACTCAACAGTAATGTTATCTCCTGTATTATTTGTTGCTAACCAAGTATCATTCACATAACTATTCTCAAATGTTACAGAAGAACTGTTACTTCCGTATTGCTGTAGTGTAGACTGAGAATATTTCATCTTAATATGAGTTGGTGTATAAGCGCTTTGAAGAATTTGCCAAACATCATCTGCACTATCAAATGCGCTAGTTGTTAAATTTGTATAAGAACCACCTACTGCATATTTTCTTGAGTAGCTACTAGTTACATCACCATTTGTTGTAAGAGCTGATCTACGTGCCTGTATTTCCATTCCACTTGCAAGTCTCATAAATTTAAGTTCGATTCCGCATGCTGATAAAGATGATGCTCCAGACGAAAAAGAAAAAGCAGCACTATCAAGTCCAAGCCCATCATCAGAATTTTGGACATATTCAATTGCTGATCCAGTTGGAATAGGATTACCTGAAGTTCCGCCTGTTCCACCAGTTACTGTTAATCCTGAAGCTGTGTTATAAGTATGTGTTGCCATTATGCTGTTCCTTCCCATTCACATTGATAATAACCAGTGGCAAGTATATTTGAACCACCAGAATCAGAAGCAATTTCTACTTTCATTGTTCCAGACTCGTTTCCGTATGAACTGATATCTCTCGCGTCTCTATATCTAAATGTTCTCGTTGTTGTTAGTGCTATCCAAGCATTTAATGTAGCACTATCACCAGTGCTTAAATTGTTACCAGCAAAATTACTGACTCGAATATAATATGTGGTACTAGGTGTTGTGTTAACCCACGTTGATGTAGAATATAAGTATGTTCCAGCACCACTTACATTATAAATGTTTTCATATTTGTAAATATTGCCGTTAGAATCAAAAGTCCAACCCATAACAAGATCGTCAAGTCCACCACTCTGGTCAAAGAAACTTATAGGTGTACCTGTGGTACCTTCTAATGAAACTGTTTCTGATGGAGGGCCACCACTTGTTGCCGTAAACCCAACAGCGTTTGCTCTTATTTCAGATGCAGAAACACAAGTTGCATAAACTTGCCAATGCTGATAATTACCCCATGTAGGTTCTGTATTGCTTACCCAATTCCAAGAAGCAGGAAAAGTTGGTGTATAATAATTTGTAGATGTATCTAATAAGAGAGTTGCTGTTCTGCCGGCGGCCATACCAGATTCTGTAAATGTGGTTGCTGCAGCTAAAGTACA